TTTGAAATTACTTTTTCTTCTTTTTACTCATGCCTGCTTCTGATAAGGCAATTGCAATTCCTTGCTTTGTATTCTTAACGATATTGCCACCTTTGCCTGAATGCAAAGTGCCTCGTTTAAATTCACCCATAACTTTAGCTACTTTAGCTAACTTACCTTTTTTTGTTGTAGGTTTCTTCATATTTTATCCAAAAAAAAAGCCCTTTATTTACAAGGGCTTAAATGTATTACGGAGAGTATGGGCGAGACTATCCCAACAGGCGAATTATACCATAACTAAATACTTGTGTCAAGCGACTATACGCCTAGAAGCCATAGATAGCATGTTGTCAAAGGCAAGCCCTAATTGGTATTCATAGTCATCGTATTTAGATGTCTTTAAGTATCTAGCGTATACTGCATCTTTTTGATGTTTGGGCAGGCTGCTTATAATTGCATCAATTGTTCTGACATTGGTTATATCCATCTCTGACACCATATCTTCAAAAGCATCGCTAGTAGACTCACCACCGCTAATCATACCCAAAGACTTGCTTGGATAGCCTAGCTTTGTGCTTGGTGCGTGCATCCATCTAGCCCAATCATCTAAAATTTGTTTAAGCCTATCTATGTGCATTAGCTTCCTCTTCAGTGTGAATATAAATGCCTTTGATCCTGTCGCTAAAGTCTGGCATAGGGTGAAATATGTTTTGTAATAAATTAACTTTAGGTTTAAAGTATCTGTATATTTTCTTTTGTCCCTGTTGTTCACGTTCTGTTGAATTTAACATACCTAAATTTTTCATGTTTAATACAATGTATTGGATCTTTCTGTGCTCCATACCCATTTCTTGAGATATATCTGCAATGGTTAAAGATTTATCACCTAATGTTTCTAAAATTAAATTACGCATTTTTTCTATATGAACTAAACGACCTTTAACATTATATTCTCTAACTTTAGCTTCCATATTTTTCCTTATGATACATCAACTACTTTACACTCCCAACGACTGCCAACCTTATGCCAACCATGCACGTTGACTTTTATGTTAGCTTTTCTTACTATTCCTATAGTATCGCTATCAGCAATTTTTTTAACTCTTGCAGATATGTTTGTATAACTTGTAGTTTGAACTGCTAACACTTCATCTTCTTTTATAGCAAGTAGATCACACCAGCCCCACATATCCTGTCTAATTTTACAGAAGTGATTAAATTTTTCTGTAATGGCTACTAAATATCCATCTGCTCTTAACTTCTTAAGGCTTAACTGCGTTGGGCTTGTCGCCATCAAATTGACTTTCGTTAGGTTTAGATATGCCATCTATAAAACGTTTTTCTACTTCACCTGTAGACTTGTTTAATTCGTATTCGTAATTTTTTTTAAATATTTTATTCCAGTTGTCTTCTGCTTCTTGTTCAGAAATTAACAATGGTCTTCTTCCAGAACCTTTACCCAATTTTAATTACCCCTCTATCAAATAACCAACCCACAGTTTTACGATGAGCCTGCTCCCACGCTTCAATTCTTTCTGCTCTGTCTAACTCTTTGTTGTTGTCTATCATATCATGACATTGATAACAAAGACTAGCGATTCTATAATCATGAGCCTTGATGCCTGTGCCTTTACCATCACGCTGTTGATTAGAATGACCTGCACAAACTGTTCCGTCTTGTCTGCCACACATAGCACAAGGAAACTCACGAACCGCTTCTAACAATTTCTTGCTACGATAATTCATAAAAATACTTAATGAGTTTAGCAACACCACCAATAAACCATACAATGCAAAATATAACTATGCCATCGATAATTGGCTGTCTCATAATTCCCAACTCCAACCAAGAGTAGAAGCCCAACGTTCACAGTTTTCTTGATACTCTGTCATTTCTTTTGTAGTGAGTTTTGTTGTTGACTTAACCAACTCCACAGGATTGCCAGCTATCTCTGTTTGGTAGCGAAGAAACTTATAGCCTAACAACTCGTGAACTGTGCTAGGATCTTCACCAATGTAATTAGCAATTGACCCATATAGCGACCACAGCCTTTCATTCTGTTCAAGTGACCTTACAACTTTTTCTTCACTAATATTCACACGCCACCTTTTAGTTAAATCAAGAGCTTTGATTTTTGTTATCAAGTTTTCGTAATTGTACTTCGTCAAAACGAACCGAATCATATTTTTCATCCCATCCTTTAGATTTAAAAGTTACACCTTCTTTAGATGTTGCTTTGTATGTAGCATCTTCACCATACAACTTTTGAACATATTTTATAAATTCATTTATGCTCATGGTCGTTCCTTGTAACTTAAACCTTTTTTATCAAACCAAAAATTCCACTTACCTTCTACAGGATAATTACGTTGCTTTTGTAAATATACTACGCAATCTGGAATACCTTTTAAATCTTCTGCTGTCTTGTCACCTGTTTCGATATCATACTCTTTCTTCTTATTGCGGAACACACAAATTATGTTATCACATAAATTGCGAATATGCGAGCTGCCTAAAATATGAGTAGCATCTGGAACTACGTTTTCATCTGCCATCTTACGAGTATGTGCCACCAAGAATACATGTATGTTTAAATCACGACACGTTGTAGCAAGTCTGTCTATAAAAAGCTTTTGTCTTTCATAATTGTCTTCAGAAATATCTGACATCTTCATAAGAGAATCAATTACAAAGACTTCCACACCTAAAACATGTTTACCCCAATACAATGTAGCAATCATATCTTCTGATGTGGTAGAGCCTGTTTGGTCATAAAGATATAACTTTTCTTTAGCTCGATCACAAAACTTTATTATAAACTCATCTGTAGGTTCTGATGATTTTAATGTTTGCTGAACCATACGAGCAAGAGTTAATACAGGTCTCATCTCTAAAGAAGCAATCAGACATTTAGTATCTTGTTTCATTAAAGATAAAATAATTTGAGACAACCACATACTCTTACCATGCCCTGACACTCCTGTCAAGACAGTTAGTTCAGCAGGTCTTATTTTAAAGTCATCTTCCGTTTTAACGAAGCCCAACGATTTGCCAGAGTGTATTTCAGAATTAAAATATCGAACAACCGAGTCAGTAAAAACATCCGTACTCTTAACAAGAAATTCTGCATTTGCATGTTCACCTTTATAATATTCATTTATAATTTCCTTATTGACTGTTAATTTTTCTAATGCGTCACCTATATTCATTTAGCACCATCCCACGGATTCCTAACTTTTTGCAATTCATCTTCCCATCTTTCTTGATTAATGTATGTTAGTGGTGAAGGATTAAATCCTTCTTTCCATGATTTAGTTTTACTCATCTCTTTAACATGGGTAATAATCTTATCTGCAATTTTATCTAAACCGTTTCTCTTCCATTTTGTTTCACATGGCTTACGACCTACTTTTCTATTACTTGGATACTCTTTCCAAAAATCATTAAATCTACTGACATGTATATCTGTCTCTCTCTCTGTCTCTGTCTCTGTAACCCCACTTTGCTTGCACGATGCTAGCATGATGCTATCATTCTCAATAAGCCATTGATTTAATACAGATAAATGTTTATTCAATTCATCTTCTGACATTTGCAAGCGAAATGCTAGCGTTCTGCTATCTGGTAAATTTCCATCAACATCTTCTGATGCAATCAACCAAATATTTATTAAAACCCAAGCACTTTTACTATCTTTTAATGCAAACCAATCTGGATTCTTTAATAGATCGTTATGCACTTTAATCCAAGGCGGACATCTATTGTTATAATGCTGAAATTTTTTCCAGTTTCTAGGCATCATTAGTAGTACCTCCAGATTGTTTAGCTAGAATATCTTTAATTTGATATGCACGCAACTCTGGAATAGGTTTATCTAAATTTTTAGACCAATGCTGCACAGCCTGTCTTGTTAGCCCTAATGCTTTTGCCATTTGGTATTTTGTTTTGAAGTATGAAACAGCCTCTTGATACGTCATTTTTATCTCCTTTATTTAACGTAAAGGCATATTAACATGTATAAAAATTATAGTCAACTAATATAAAAGTCGGATAAATACCCCCCCATTAAAATACTTGTTGACATAAAAATTGACTAGGAGTATAGTGACTGTTCTGGTTTAGGAGTAGATATGAAAGTAGATAGATTTATGAGAATTATTACTAACGACAGACTACAAAAAAAGTTTACACAAAAGTTCTATTTTGTGATAAAGTGGTTTTTAGTAATATTTTGGGGATATTTTTTATGGCACATTCTTTAAAACATATATCAGTTATTCTTGCTGATCTTGTAAAAGAACTTAAAAAAGATAACGACAAATGGGAGAAAGCAAATGAGTCAACAACAACATTACGATCAAGTAATGATGGAAAAACATCAAAAGGAGAGCAAGATGAGCATACACAGTAAATTAATGAAAGCAAGATTAAAGTTACAAACAGCAGACCTTAAAAAGTCTGGTCATAATAAATTTGCAG